GAAAAAGCAGGAATTAGTAAAAACACAATCCAAAACATTCGGAATAGTAAAATCTCATTTCGAAATATGGTCAAAATTGCTGACGTTTTAGAAGTCAGTTTAGACGAATTCAGAAAGGATAACACATGAAAAGCCAAAGTATTATCGTTTTTTACAAAAAAGGCTTCAAAAGAATATTTCTTTTTGAAGCCGACAGCATCGATGACATGCTTCTCGCCTTTGAATTCGATGCGTTCAAATATAAGAAAGACAGAGCATATTTTTTGGTTGATGGTGTTGAGATTAAATTAACAGATAGCTAAAGCCCAAGAGTTTTTAACACAATCGCAGAAGCAAGTTGTTGAAAAATGGTTAAAGAAGCAGAACCGACTGATTTTATAATCTTCTCTTTAGTTTGGTTAAAAACAGTTTCGGAACGAATATCATTTAATAATTCGTGACCCGACCAAGTTAAATCAGTAAGACGTAAAACAGTTGTGGTGTTATTGCCAGAAATTTTCAAACCTGTAACATATTCTTCTTGCAACAATTTTAAAGCGTTATATTGAATTTCGTCTTCGTTATATTTAGACAATTTTTTATAAGATTTGAAATTCGCAAGAATTAGCTCATCTTTACGATTTAGGATTTCTTCGATTGTTAGCAAAATATCTCTAATGCAATCATAATTTAATTTCACGATAATCACCTCCTTTCGAGATGATTATACCAAAAAAAGCCACTGAAAAATCAGTGACTTTCACAAAAACTTACTTACATTATAGCAAAAAGGAGCAATTATGGATAGTGTAATGCAACAATTTTCTGATTGGCTCAAGGGCATAATCAAGGAAACGTTAAACAAGCTTTTGGAAATCGAACGGGACGACGGTTTTCCAGAATTGATGGACGTAACAACGACGTGTGACTTTTTGGGAATTAAATACGACACGTTTCAACTTTACCGCTATTCAGACGGTTTCCCAAAAGAATTGCCAGCCAAGCGCTGGTCAAAACGAGCTATTAAGAAATGGCTTGAAAATCAAATTTAAAAGCTTCTGGACAAGGCTTAGAAAGAGGAAAGGAAAACATGGATGAGTATTTAGTTTTAGAACGTCCGTTGTATGACGGTCATCAAAAGATTTACTTCTTTGAGAACGGGTATGGCGCAAGCGTAGTAAACCATTCATACTCGTACGGAACAGAAATGGCTGTAATACAAGGCAATATTAACGATTGGCGCATTTGCTGCAGAAAATTAATTTTCGATGACGATGATGACGGTATTTTAGGTTATCTGACCGAAAGCGAAGTTGAAGAATACCTAGAAAGAATCAAGGAGCTGTAAACAACATGTATTTTAGGCAAAGAGTTAGGAAAATCCGAGCTAATCAAGGCTTGACACAAGAACAATTTAGCAAGATGCTCGGAGTTTCAAAAACTACAATCTACGAATGGGAGCGAGGTCTGCATTACCCAGACGATAAAAATTTGAAAAAACTCGCTGATTTCATGGATTTAACACCAGACGAGCTAGCATACAATTTTTTCGACTATGAAGTCTGGGTTGATTTTGGCGAAGGACAAACTAAAAAGCTTTACGCAGTTTTTAGACGTAAACGAGAGGCTGAATTGTATATTGAATTCTTAAAAGAACGCAATCTTCCACTCTCTGGAAAATTAGAAATAAAGGAGATTTAACATGGACTTATTTATTATCTGCTTTAGTTTAGCAGCACTACTATACGTGCTAACGTTGCCATTTATCGGCAAGAGAGCACACACTGAAGAAGTGCCAACGCCCGCTTATTCGGAACACTTTCCGTACGAAGAAAAACAAATCTCATACAATCGCATGCATGGTTTACCAGATGATGCAATTTAAGGAGGACGACAATGACTAGATTAAGAGAACTACAGCGAGCAAAAAAGCTAACCCAGCAAGAATTAGCTGATATTGCTGAAGTATCAAAACGAACTATCCAAAATTGGGAAGATGGCACAAGTAACATAAAACCCGAAAAAGCCAAAAAGCTAGCAGATTACTTTGGTGTTAGTGTTCCTTATTTATTGGGGTATGATGACAACGATTTTGAAAAACAAATCAGAATTGATACTTTAAATAACGTACTTAACAAATTGTACCAAGCGCATGATTTATTGTTAGAAACAGCTTCAAAAGATTTTTGGAAAGGTTATACAGCGGCGGTGTTGATAGTGCAAACGCAGAAAATGATATTCGAACTCGAGGAGTCTGCAAATGGAAAATGAATACTTTGACACAGACGAAATCATGCTAATCGGTTTTGACACAGATGGCTGGCACGGGTGCTGGGGCGAAAGAGAGGAAGAAGATTAATAATGTACACATACGAATACCGCTGCTTGGATTGTGGTGAGCGTTGGGAAATTATTGATAGTTACCCGCCGCTTGAATGTCCACATTGTGAAAGTGAACAGATTTATCAATTATGGAAAGTGAGGGCGTACGATTGAGAATTTATGTTAATAAACGCAAAAAATTGATTTTAGCACCAGAAGTTTTTGAAAAATACGGTGGTGTCAGTAACGAAACCATGCAAATTAAAAATGGTGAATTTACAAAGGAAATCGAAAAAGAAGTCAACGAAGCTATGCAAGAGATTATCGAGCGTTGGCAACCAATTTTCGATAATATTCCAACGGAAGCACTATTTGCTGAAAGACAAAGGCAAGTTAAAAACTTTAGTGATTTTGAAACAGTACTAACAGAACTGGTAGAGGAGGAATATGGTAAATGATTTTTTTAAAACAGTATTTTGACGGCATTAGCTATAATGCTACAGATTGGTTAAACCATGAAATTGAATTGAATAAGCATTGTTGGAAGCATGAAATCGTTGGTTACCAGCTTGGTATGGAAGATGTTGCTACTATTCTTGTCGAATGGGTTGGTCTGACTGGTAACGAGTTTGAGGAGTGGGAACGTGAAGATTTTAGCTATTGATCCATCTTCAAACAAAATCAAAACCAGTACAACTGGAATTGTTTTGTTAGACAATGCAAGGCTTGAATGCTCGTGGGTAGCAAGTTATGGCATGCGAGGTTTTAAAGAATGGTACACAACTATTGGATTTGATTTAGAGCCAGACGTCGTTGTTGTTGAAAAATTCGAAGCTCGTGATAATGACAAATCAAAAGATAATTCAGTGTTGGAGACGATTGCTTTTATCGAAATGTGCTTTCCGAATTTAATTTTGCAACGCAATGCTGGTTATAAATCTGACATTCCAGATAATCTCTTAAAAATTTTGGGTCTATGGAAATTTGAAAAAAGCCATCATCAAGATTGCCGAGCAGCCGCCCGACTTGGGCTATTTTACGCAATGCGAAACGACATTGAAGAAGTGGTTCAAGACATTGGGAAGGTGGTGATTGAACATCGAAATCACGCTTAGAAAATGGCAAGAAGAAGCTGTAAAAAAGAGTGTTAAAAATCCTGTTCACGGCATCTTTTTAGAAGCTTTAGGCGGTAGAGGCAAAACCATCTGCGCTTTATCAATATGCAAAGCTAAGCACGTCGATAAAGTCATCATCGTCAACAATCGAGTGGCTATTTTAGACGGTTGGAAAGAAACAGTTCAAAAATTTGAATTCGATAAAGACTTTGAAGTTATCTATCTAACTGATAGAGCTTTGCAAAATCGTATTAAAACGCAAAAAATAGCTTGTGACGTGCTCATTATTGACGAGTGGCAAAATGTATCAAGTGATAAAAACGTGCGAGCATATGCCAAAATAAAGCGCAATTACACGATAGGATTATCAGCCACACCGATTAGGAAAAAAGGACAAAATTTTTACCCTTTAGAAAAAACGCTGTGGGGGTTTGCTAATCCTAACAGAAAATTTGATTGGCAGAAAACACACGGAAAGATGGTATATGATCCATTCTCTTACTCAAAAGAGAAATGGGATGACTTTAGAGACTATGAAAGCTATGTATCTAAATTACCAAATTTCATGCGTTGGGAAGAGATTGAAGAGATTGAAAATGCCAAAAAGAACAATGGCTATGACATCAAATTTTTTCAAAAGACAGTTCCTGTTGCTAATCCTGAAAAATTAAAGCAATTTAAAAAAATGAACTTAGTAACAATCGACGGCAAGACCGCAATGGCCAAACAATCATTTGGTCGTAAGACGTTCGAACAATACTTAAATCAAACTGGCGTTGCTGTTGATTTTCCAAAATTAAAAGCAATCAATGCAGATACGCCACTTTTAAAAGAGTTAGATGGTTTGATTGAACGAGCGCCACACGGCATGCTGATTGTCAGCAAGTCAAAGCAAATTGTTAATGTTATCCATGAACGTAACCCAAATACAGGAATTTGGACAGGAGATGTTAAAGAAGGCATTGATAACCAAACAGTTGTTGCTACAAGTCAAGTTTTAGGTGTTGGTGTTGATGGTCTTCAGTATCGATTTCAAACAATTGTCGTTCTTGACCCAGTTGACAAAGATAGCGGTGAATATGATGACTATCGTCAGCTCCTATGGCGAGTAACAGGAAGTCGTCAGCAGCATGATGTCAATGTTATTGAATTTTACTATAAAGGAGAATAAATGTTTATTTTACCAGAAAACAAACCACAAGTTCCGAGAGACACACCACGAAACTATTTCATCTACGGCGAAACAATGAGCGGAAAATCCTATTTGGCCAACGAGTTTCCGAATCCAATTGTCTTAAACACGGACGGAAATGCTAGTGCTAACAGTGTACCAGCGATTCAATTAATCAATGCGCGAGACAGGAGCGGACGTATTACAAAATCAGTTATCGACCAGCTTAGTGAAATCTTACTGGCTTTGCAAACACAAGAACACACCTACGAAACAGTAGTAGTCGATGTTATTGACGATGTTATCGACATGATCAAAATTGCTGTCTGCGGTCAGTTTAGTGTTAAGTCATTATCTGAAATCAGCTATGGCAAAGGCTATGATTATTTCAATCAAGCTTTGACAGAGCTTGTGATTGATTTAAAAGCTTTACCAATGAACGTCATTTATATTAGTCGTCAAATTTCAGAATATGACGACAAAGGTAATGCTACGAAAGACAAACCAAGTTTGAAAGATAAATATGTCAATCTTATCAATGGTAATTCCGATTTGATGATTCATACTGAGAAAATTGGCAATAATTACAATCGTGAAATTGACCGAAAACGCAAAACATATTATGCAGATCAGGTTGATGACAAAGTGATTTTAAAGATTTTACAAACTATTCGAGGGGCTGTTGAACCAGCTCGCCAAAAAGCGCAAACGGCATCAGTTGCTAAAACTGAAGTGAAACCGAAAACAACTAACGACGAAGATTTATTTTAATTAAAAGGAGAATATACACATGAGTTTATTAGATATTGCAAAAGGACTTAAAAAGAATGGATTCGACCCACGAAAAGACAGTGTTAACAGTCAACCAGCTATTCCCGCAGGAACTTATCCAGTAGTGCTTAGAAAAGCGACATTCAACGTATCAGAAAGCGGTTGGGAAAGTCTCGGTTATCAATTTGAAGTCCGCGGTGGTGATTACGATGGACGTTCAGATTTTGTCACTTTCGGAACACTTGATACTTGGGAAACAAAAGATGGAAAAACAATCGATTTAGGCTGGTCTGTCGAAAAAACTATTAAATTCTTCCAAAAAGTTATTGTTTTGGCTGGTGATGAGCTAAAAAATAGTGATTTTGAAGATGGTAAAGCCATGGAAGAAGCTCTTCAACGTAAAGCGGTTGGTTCTTATTTCAATCTTATTATTGATGAAGGTGTTTCTAAAAAAGGAAAAGAATACCGCAATTACGATATTGAAGAGGAAGCAAATCAACCTATTATGTCAGCTACTGAAATTGACGATGATGACCTTCCATTTTAAAAAATGCGTTAGATAGGAAATGTTAGCATGCCTTGCATGAAAGATTATGCTTTGAAATACCACAAATTAGGTTTTTCAGTGGTTCCAATCAATCCAAGAAATAAAATGCCGTTGATTGACTTCGCGAACAAAACGATGTCAGCTGATGAAATTGAAAGTTTTTGGAACGGCTATCCAAATGCTAACATCGCTGTTCGAACGACTAATTTCTTCGTCATCGACATTGATAAGCATGGACCAACCAACGGATTTGAAAGCTTAAAAAAATGGGATGGTTTAAAGCTTATCGAGCCAACTTTACAAGCTAAGACTGCTAGTGGTGGAAAACATCTTTTCTATTTTAAAAGAGAAGATATTCAAATCAGTCAAATGATTGGTTTCCTTCCAGGTGTTGACATCAAAGCGCATCCAAACAATTACGTCTTAGTGGCGCCGTCATCAACGGAAAAAGGTCAATACGAGTGGGACTTAGAGAAATCTAAAGAAGGCTTGACGATGGTAACACCATCGCGAGAACTGATTGAAGCTATTAAAAAACAGTATGCTTTAACAAACGGGCATAGCTACGATGGTAAAGACGGCTTGCGAGCTTTAAGAGCAAGAACGTATCAGAAAACTAAAAGTCAGACAACTGAATTGTTCGAAACCATCGTGGTTGGTTTTGGTGATGAAGGTGGACGTAATGACAAGCTAGCTAGTTTTGTTGGTGGCTTACTATATAGAGCTGTTGATGATGAATTAGTTCTCCAACTAGCACAGATAGCAAACAACAACAGTATCAGCCCACTTCCTCAACAGGAAGTGGAACGGACTGTTGAAAGTATGATCAAAAAAGATAGAAGGTGATTATAATTGGTGATGTAATTAGCATCGACAGAAATGCAGGTATGATTACCACGAAAGATGGCAATATTAGAGCTAACAGTCCAAATAATGTCTTAATGGCTTTTAAGTCAGATGACCAATTAAGTATTTATTTAAAACACAACGAATTCTCGCAAGAACATGAATTAATCAAAGACATCAAAATCGGTAACACTCATTTCAAAAAAGGTGAGCTACCTTCTAATTTTGATTCAGTTGTTAAAGTGTATTTCGAAAGTGTATTGAAAGTAGCTTTTTCAAATCAAGCGATGGTCGATGGTATGGAAACATTCTTCTCAGAAAGAACTTACAATCCAGTAATTGAATATATGGAAGAAGCAGCCGAAGAATGGGACGGCAGACAGCGAATCGATCGTATGTTTCAAGTCTATTTAGGTGCTGACGACATTGAATTAATTTCAAAAATCGCTCGAATGTGGTTAGTGGGCGCGGTTGCGAAGGTGTATGATCCGTATACTAAATTTGATTATGTTTTAGATTTGGTCGGTGGTCAAGGTGTCGGTAAAACATCGCTACTTCAAAAATTAGGCGGTGATTGGTATACGGATGCCGTTACAGATTTTGCAAACAAAGACAATTACGACATCATGCTTAAAAGTTTAATCGTTAATGATGATGAGATGGTGGCAAGTAATCGCATGTCGTTTGCTGAAACAAAGGCTTTTATTTCAAAAACAAGTTTACGTTTTAGAAAACCTTACATGAAACGGACAGAAGAGTTTGCAAAAAATTTCGTTTTGGCACGCACAACTAACCAAAAAGAATATCTGAAAGACAAAACAGGTGAACGTCGTTTCTTACCGATTATGGTAAATGCCGAGAACCAAAAGAAACATCCGATGGAAATCGAACCAGAAACAATTAAACAAATCTGGGGTGAAGCCGTCACGATTTTTAAAAATGATGCAAGTTTGATGTTTGACGAAGAAACTGAAAAAGAATTAAACGTTTATCGTGAACGATTCATGTATCGTGATGAAGTCGAACAACAAGTCTTGGAATACTTAGATATGCCAATTCCTAGCGATTGGGAAAACATGTCTGCTCAAAAGCAACATCAATACACACAAGCTTATTTTGACAACAGCCATGGTTTTGATGCTGGTGATGCTCAATTGACAAAAGTTTCAACACGAGAAATGATGTACAACTTATTCATGAGGAATTCGAATGACAGGAAACTTTCAACAAAAATAAATATGGTCATGGATAATCATCCTGAATGGGAGAAGAAACAATTTAAAATTGCTGGTAAAAACACTAAAGGATTTAGACGAAAAAATCAAAAATAGTTCGGTTACTTTTGATGTTTTATCGGTTACTATCGGTTACCTTTTGGACGAAAAGTAACCGTAGGTAACCGATAGTAACCGATGGAATTAGAGAACGGTTACCGCCTTAAACCCTTGATATTAATGAGTTTCTTATATATAAGGTAACCGATAACTTATATTTTATTAAAAAGTATTATAAAAATAGTAAATATATAAAGAAACGTTGATATAAAAGGATTCTTAAAAAAATAGGTGTAATAAATATATAAAAAGTGTTTTTTATCGGTTACTCGGTTACCTTTACTATTTTTGAGGTAAAAATATGAGCAAATGGTCAAACAATATAGCAACTAAACATTGTGTGATTTGGTACGAACATCACGAGGAAACGCCGTTGGACGTGCTAGAGGATTTCGTTAATTGGACTAAGGCCAGACATTTGAGAAGTTACATTAAAATTGCAGAGATGCTGCATGTCACAAGAAATGAAGCAAAGAGATTATTGGATTTAGCGGCATTGCCAGATGATGTGACTATTAAACGGATGAAGAAATTGATGGAGGGATAAGAGATGAAAGGAATTAAATTAGTAGATGTTGATACGTCAGAAGCACGCACAGAGCAAACTGGAACATGTGAATTATGCTTTGGATCAAGGTGGTGTGACAATCCTGTTTTGGTTTTTGAAAATCCATACGGTGATCGCGTGGAAGTTGATGGCTACTTTTGGAGTTGGGGTGATTATCTTGAGCTTGAGATTGACAACTATTTAAATTTCTCTGATTGGCTGTCAAAACAAGATGTTGATTGGAATATGTTGAATGAGGATGGTTATGAGTACTTAGCAGATTTAGTTTATTGGTATAGAGAGGAAAATGAAAATGATTAGCGTTTATTTTGTAATTTTAATTTTTTTGATTTTTCCAATGTTTGTGTTTTACGACAAGAAGGAACGAGTAAGATTTTTGATGTGTGGTCTACTTTACTATCTTGTTGATGCAATTAAAAAATATTTTGACAAGAAAGAAACAAAAGGTGAAGATAATGAATAAACAAGAACTAATTAGCAGATTAATAAAACTATTAGAAGCACCATCTGAAATCGAAGGAAGTGATTTTGATAATGGACATAATTACGGTATTGAAAGAGCTATAATATTAGCCGAACAACTTAACGAACAACAAGCGCAAATTAACAAACCAGAAAAACATGTAGTACCACAATTTGTGGCTGATATGATTGTTAAGCGAAAGAAACAGGGTGACAGTTTAGTAGCAACGCTTGTGAACTTAGGGGCGTTTGGTGATGCTCAAAGATGGATTCGTAAGGGTGATAATGGTGACACTTTCGCTAAAGCTTGGCTCTTTGGTTATGAGGTAGAGAAAGAGAAGTTGTATACAGCAAAACTAAAATTAACTAATGAGTATCTTGGTTATGAGTCCCAACTCAATGGCCTTCTTCATTATAAAGTACCAGGTAGTTCAGCTAAAGGAGCAACAGCATTTCATTTTACAGAAGATGATTTGGTTAAATATCATATTTGGGGAAACGATACTTATGAAGTTAGAGAGGTGGAAGATGAATAAACAAGAAGTGATTAAAAAGATTGAAAAAGAGAAAAGTGGTTTAAATGCGTGGGAAGACTTAACTCGTAATCGTGCTTTAAACGATGCATTGGCAATCGTTAGAAAACTTGATGCGCCAGAAAGACCTGTAGTGCCAAGCTACGTAGCAGATTTCTACGAATTTATTAAAGATGATTTTGAAGACGGAGTGTATGAACTTTGTGTACAGTTTTATGAAGATGAAAGCAAACCAAGTACTAATCTTTATAGGTGGTTTGACCGCGATGATAGCAAACCAATCGAAACGCTTGTTAAGATGAGGTTGTATGGTTATGAAGTTGAGAGATACAAAGTGGCACTTAAGTCAAACAGGTTTGGCATTGGCGTTCATCAGGAAGACGGATCAATGAAGACGATCTTTACTAGAGAAGAACTGGCTAAGTATGGTTTTAATAATTTAGATGAATATACTGTGACGGAGGTGGAAGAATGAACGTAACTCTTGAAGATTATTTGGGAAATCATGCCTTTTGTGATTGTGAAGGAACTAATGCTGCAATTTTCATTGAAAAGGCAGGTACAAAATACAATCTTGAAAAAAACGACATTGACGATTTTTATGGTGATTATGTACACGGCGCTGAAGTAAGTATTGACGGAAATGAGTTCGGTGTGTGGCTTCGTGTAGTGATTGAGCTGGAATAACGACCCACATTGGTATCTAGCAATGTTCGATTCATTGCGTGGGTATTAAGGCTAGGAATAAAAAATAAAAATAGAAAGCAGGCCTAAGACGAGCGCTCCCTAGTCGGTGCTCTGAGGACTCTAAATTATTCTAGATCCATGGGAAATGGCTCATTACTAAGGTATTCTCTAAAGCCTTAGATTTTCCAGAAGATTTCGCGGATAGACTATTGGGAACAGTCGTTTTCGCAAAAGGGCTGCAGGTGGTTCGAATCCATTTGCAGTCGTTAAACCAGAAAATAAAAATAAATATAAAGGAAAACCTTCTTACAAAAATTAGTACAGCTGGCAAGGTTCATCTGGTTTACTTGCTGGCAAACATAGCGAAATTTAAAAATAGAAAAGAGGTACCTTAATACTATTTTTCTTTAAAATCTAACGGGCTTATCGCTAGGCTTGAAACACAAAAAAAGCCTGCTTACGCAAGACTTCATCGATATTAAACAATTACTTATATTATAACACATCGAAGGAGAAAAGACGTGAGCAGGATTAAAACTAAAGCAGATTATATTTTAGAAGAACTTAGATTAATTCCTAAAACGATTAAGCAATTAAAATTAGACATCGAGAACACCAGAAGCTCACTGTTCACGTCGCCGCAATGGTCTGACATGAAAGTGAGCGGAGGTGTTAGACGTACACAGACAGATAAGAATGTTTCAATCATTGACGCATCTGATTACGGGCTGGCAGAGATTGACCGTTTAGTCAAACGGCGCGAAGAAATCATTGGCGTCATTATGCAAATACCCGACAGTGCACAGCGTCATGTGCTGCTGACTACTTATCTCAATTGCCAAACGTTTGACGAAGCTATTGATAAATTGGAACTTAATAGGAACAAATATTACACTATCAAAGCAAAAGCTGTAAAAAGTCTGAACATTATACTAAATCAATACTAAAACATACGGAAATAGTACAAAGTAATACTCAAAAATACAATCTGCCATGCTAACATAGTAGTATGAAATAATGACGAGGGGAGCTAAAAGGTAGCTCCTTTTGTTATGCAAAAAGGAAAAAGGAATATGAAACCACAAAAGCTTACTGTTGTTGGTGGGAAGCGAAAGCAAGTAGACTTTGATAGTCGAAGCGAAGAGTACAAGAACTATAATAAGACAAGATGGAACTATGATAAGAAGCTGACAAGGTTTTACAATAGTTCAGCTTGGAGAAGTACAAGTAAGTTAGTATTACTTCGTGATGATTATGTCTGTCAAATGTGCGGAGGAGAAGCAACGATGGTCGACCACATAATTCCAATTAAAAAGGATTGGAATCGAAGAATGGATCTTGACAATCTTCAAGCGAGTTGTAAAGCATGCAACGATGCTAAAGCTAATCTTGAGAATTATGGTAAAAAATAGCTTGAAAAAAGCGAACTATCCAACCTATAACGGGTGTGAGGGGATATAAATATTCGGAAATACCCCTTGTTTTTTTATCGGGGTATCGTATTGTTCGGATATAACAACGCCGCCCTCTTCCGTGCGCAATTTTCCCTTTTTAATTTTTTTGCAGTCTGAAAATTTCAATGTAAAGGAGGTGTAAAGCTTGGGACGAAAGTTGAAGGTGGTTGAAAATAACAAAAAACATTTGACTAAAGCTGAAAAAGCTGTACGTGTCGAAATCCAAAAATCTGCTGGTGACGGTTTGATTGAGTTAAAACTAACACCTCCTGAACACTTAGGAGAAACAGCGAAAGCTGAATACGCTCGTATCGTTGAAGATTTAAAAAGCTTGCCCGTTCGTGATTTGGATAGAGCGATTTTAGAAAATTATTGCACATGGTACGGTATATATGTCGAAGCAAGTCAAAAAGTAAATGAAATAGGTATTTCTGTTTTTAGCGAAGATAAAGGTATGTGGATTCAGAATCCATTAGTTGTTACGCTTGAAAAAGCGACAAACAATATTAAATCGTGCGCAGCGCAGTTAGGTTTGACTGTCGACAGTCGCATGAAGATGTATGTACCTAAAACAGAAGAAAAGAAAGACGGTATATTCGATAAATTTGGGAATTAGCGAAAGGAGGTAATCAAAATAGCTTACGATTATTTAGAGATTCCAGAGCAGTACAAAGATACTGCTTTTTATTATGCGCTTGATGTGGTCGACGGTAATATCAAAGCTTGTCAAAAAGTTATCAAAGCTTGCCAAAGACATTTGGATGATTTAAAAAACATCAGCAATTCTAATTTTGAATTTGATTATTTCCCAGAGAAAGCCCAAAACACTATCGACTTTCTAGAAATCTTGCCAGATGTTAAAACAGGCAAAACTTATCCGTTGGCTAGATTTCAAAAATTCATCATCTCCAGCTTGTATGGTTGGCGGAAGAAGAAAGACCACTCTGTCAGACGTTTTCGCAAAGCAATGGTTTCGGTTGCTCGTAAAAACGGAAAGACAATTTTGATTGCTGGTATTCTACTTTATGAATTCTTGTTTGGTAAGAACCCCGCATTAAGTCGTCAGTTGTTCTGTACGGCTAACGACCGCACGCAGGCAAGAATTGCTTGGACGATGGCTAAGAAGCAGTTAGAAGCTCTTAGAGCCAAGGATAAGGACATCTTCAAAGCTACTAAGATTGTTCGCGATGAGTTAACAAACAAGCGTGATGAATCGTATATCAGGGCATTAAGTCGTGATACTGGGGCAGTTGATGGTTTTGAACCATATGTTGGCGTGCTAGATGAGTATGCTGCAAGTAAAACCAATGAAATGATTGAACTTTTGGAATCTGGGCAAGGTCAGCTTGATAATCCATTGATTTTAATTATTTCGACAGCTGGTCTAGATTTGAATGTACCAATGTACACCATTGAATATAAGTACGCTGCTAAGATTTTAGATAAAAAAACGATTGACGATTCATACTTTGCGTTCATTTCCGAACAAGACGACGAGAAAGAAATTGCTGACGAAAGTAATTGGATTAAGTCGAATCCTATTTTGGAAGTGCCAGCGTTGTATGAAAAAATCATGGATTATTTGCGAAAAAGGCGTAAAACTTCGCTTGAAACGGGTGAAATTAACAAAGTTTTAGTCAAAAACTTTAATATGTGGCGACAATCAAGCGAAGCTTCGTATATGGATAAACAAACGTGGGAAGATGCACTTATTGATAAGCCTGACACGACTGGCAGACGCGTCTGGATAGGCGTTGACGTCGGTCATTCAAGCGATTTATTTTCAATCAGCACAATGACGATGATGGACGATTATTGGTACGCTGACAGCTTTTCTTTTATCGCTACAAAGTATGGTTTGATAGCTAAAGAAAAGCGGGATGGTGTATCTTATACGAACCTTGAACGCATGGGCGAATGCGAAATTACCACGCTCGAGTCTGGTGTTATTGATAATGAACGAGTTATGGAAAAACTCGAAGAAATGGTTATCGAAAACGATTGGGAAGTCCAAGGAATTTACTTCGACCCTTATCAGTATGGAGCTTTGTTAACCATGATTGAGAAACGACACCCAGAATGGACACAAGTCCAAATCCCACAAACAACAATGGTTTTGAATATGCCGACAAAACAGTTTAGAGATGACGTTAAAACGGGTAAAATCAAACATTCAGGCAATAAATTGTTAACAATGGCTGTTAATAATGCTTATACACGAGTTGATAACAACGGTATGCGTATTGATAAGAATAAGAACAGCAACAAGATTGACCCGCTAGATGCACTTTTAGACGCATATGCGGCTTGTTATCTCGAAGCATTTGACGGTGCTGGCTATTGGACTGACGAAAAAATCTTTGAAAGTGGAGGTCTGTTTTGAAATTTTTTAAAAATAACATTCATACATTACTACTGCTAACGGGCTTTGGCTTGATTGATTATTCATTTTTTAGATTGGATTTAACAGCTGGCTTTATGTGTTTGGGTTTGATGTGTACATTTTTAGGTATGTACATCGACAAAACGAAAGGACAATAAATATGTTAACGATTTTTCAAATGGTAGCATCAACTTTTGGCTTAATAATCTTTCTTTCACTAGCTCTTTTTGCTATCGTTTTAGCTTTTTTAGTTTTTGCAGGCCTGTATGGTTTAGCTTGCAGTATTATCGACATCTTTAAAAATCATGAATTGTAAAAAACGTGATTAGAAAGGAGGTGAGACAATGAGCTTTTTTCAGTCGTTAGGAGATTCCAAACTCTCTTATGACGATTATGTCGCTTCGGTAGTGTCTGGCAACGATAGCGCAAAGTATGTTGGTATTTCAGCTCTTAGAAACAGCGATGTGCTGACAGCAACTTCGATTATTGCTGGCGATATTGCTAGATTTCCATTGATTAAGAAAAATGTTAACGGTGACATCATTCAAGACGAGGACATCAATTATCTGTTGAATGTAAAATCGACTGGCAATGCTTCGGCTCGAACGTGGAAATTTGCAATGGCAGTCAATACTATTTTGACAGGTAATGCTTATTCTCGTATTTTGAGAGACCCACGGACTGGCAAAGCGTTGCAATTTCAGTTTTATAAACCGTCTGAAACTCGTGTGGAGGAATTAGATAGCCATGAACTTATCTATACATTTATTGATAGTTTGACAGGTAAAGAGGTTGTTTGCGGAGCTGATGATGTCATTCATTGGAAATTCTTTAGCCACGACACTATTTTAGGGCGTTCTCCGTTGCTATCTCTAGGTGATGAAATTAGTTTGCAAAATAGCGGGACAAGTACGCTTTTGAAATTCTTTAAAGATGGTTTTTCAAGCGGCATTTTAAAAATGGAAGGCGCTATGTTGAGCGGTGAAGCTCGCAAGAAAGCTCGCGAAGAATTCGAGAAAATGCGAGAGGGCGCAAAAGGTGGTAGTCCACTAGTATTTGATAAGACAATGTCCTACGAACCGCTCGAAATTGATACTAATGTCTTGCAGTTGATTACAAGTAATAATTTTTCAACAGCTCAAATCGCTAAAGCTTTGCGAATACCAAGCTATAAATTGGGTGTAAATAGCCCTAATCAGTCCGTGGCGCAACTTACAGAAGATTACGTTACAAACGACTTGCCGTTCTATTTTGACGCGATAACGAGCGAATTGGGGCTAAAAATCTTTAGTCCACGAGATAGGCGGAAATGCCGACTTGAATTTGATACACGTAGTGTAACAGGTCGAAATGTTGATGAGATTGTTAAACTTGTCAATAATACGCTATTGACACCAAATCAAGGACTTATCGAACTTGGCAAACAGCCGTCTGATAATCCAGACATGGATAGATATCAAACAAGCTTAAACTACGTGTTCTTGGATAAGAAAGAAGAATATCAAACATTGAAAGGAGGTGAGACTAATGCCGAAACGAATTCAGATGAGGGGCCCGCTGATTCCGAATAATAGCCAAGAAGTTTACGACTATTATGGAATGGAAGCGGTCAGCGCTAAATCGATTGCTGAAGCTCTTCCAGAAGATGGTTCAGACGTAGTAATTGAAGTCAATTCAAACGGAGGTTTGGTGACAGTAGGCAGTGATATTTACACAACGCTGAAAAACTATTCTGGGCACGTCACAGTTGAAGTAACTGGAATGGCTGCAAGTGCTTGTAGCGTCGCAATCATGGGCGCTGACAAAGTCGTTATCAGTCCAACAGCTCAAATTATGATTCACAAAGCGTTGTTGAATTGGGTATCTGGCAATAGCGACGACCTTGAATCAGCAGCAAACGCTTTGAAAGCTAGTGATAAGGGCATTATTAATGCTTACAAAGCTAAAACTGGCTTAAGTGAAGATGAATTGCTTGAACTCATGAAAAACGAAACGTATATGAGTGCTGATGAAGCTGTTGAAAAAGGTTTTGCTGACGAAGTAATGACATTTGACGAACAGCAGGCAGTTGCAAGCATTGGCAATGGACTGTTACCACAAGCGGTTATTGACGACTATTTTGCAAATCATGGCAACAAGCGAAAGCAGGAAATTGAAGCTATGAAACGTGAAATCGAAAAAGAAGAAATTTTACAAGGACTTTAAGTCCTTTTTATTTTGCACAAAAAAGGAGAAAAACTATATGTTTGATGAAAAAATCAAAGAATTAAAAGCATCTATCAACTCGCTTTCAACTACTATCGCTGATAAAACAGCGCAGGTTAAAAACGCCCTTGAAACTGATGACCTTGAAAAAGCTCGTACAATCAAAAACGAAATTGACACTGCTAAAGAAGAATTAAAAACAGCTAAAGCTGATCTTGAACTTTTTGAAGCTACTAAAAATTTAGGTGGGGCAGAAAACAAAAAAGGTCACGAAGTCAAAGGAGAAGATATGAACTATCGCGACAAAGTTAATGCATTCTTGCATTCAAAAGGAACTGTTGTAAATGAAGGACTTCGCTTTGAAGGTAAAGACGAAGTGCTTATCACAATGAATGAAGTTACACCAGTAGCGCCAACAACAGACGGTGTTAAGAAAGCAGATACAACGAAAATTACTAGTGAAGAGCTTGTTACGACTCCAATCCGTGAAATTAAGACTACTGTTGATTTGAAACCATTCACAACAATTTATCCAGCTAAAAAAGCTTCTGGTAAATACCCAATTTTGAAAAAAGCGACATCAAAAATGGTTAGCGTTGCTGAATTGGAGAAAAACCCAAAACTCGCTAAACCAGAATTTGAACAAGTAGATTGGACTGTTGAAACTTATCGTGGAGCTATTCCGGTTTCACAAGAATCTGTTGACGATGCAGATGTTGATTTGATTAGCATTGTTGCTGAAACAGTCAGTCAAATTAAAGTTAACACAACTAATGCAGCTATTGCTGATGTACTTAAAACTTTTACAGATAAAACAGTAGCAAACGTTGACGACATCAAGAAAATTCTTAATGTTGACCTCGACCCAGCTTACGATGTAGCTTTTGTTGTTTCGCAAAGTTTCTATCAAATTTTAGACACTCTTAAAGACGGGAACGGACGTTATCTATTACAAGATTCAATCACAGCAGTAACTGGCAAAGTTTTGCTTGGTAAACCAGTATTTGTTCTCTCTGATGAAGTTCTTGGCGCGTCCGGAGAAGCAAAAGCGTTTGTTGGTGATTTTAAACGTGGTGTCTTGTTCGCAGACCGCAAAGATCTTGGACTTCGTTGGGCAGATAACGAAATCTACGGTCAATACTTGCAAGCTGTTCTTCGTTTTGGCGTTAAGAAAGTTGATGCGAAAGCTGGCTACTTCGTAACATTTACACCCAGCGATGCCTGATTCGGAAATCGTAAGCGTTCCGACTGAGGCGAACACAATTACAGAGATTAAAGCTTACTTAGATACTAAAGGCATTAGCTATACAAGTAGTATGACTAAAGCTGAATTATTGAACTTAGTAAATTCTTAAGGAGGTAGCTAAATGGCAGTCTCACAAGAATTACTGGAAGCAGTTAAGCTCTATTGCAAGATTGACTTTGACTTTGAAGATAGCATTTTGGAAGAAATGATTGAAGCTGCTCAAGAACAGATTTGCTTTGCGATTGAAGCTGGTTCAACACCAGATGATTTTGCGGGCTACAAAAAATTCGATCTTGCTGTTAAAAAACAAGTCAAAGAAGATTACGAACATAGAGGTGCTACTGCTGATAGCAACCGTTATCCACTGGCGAATGGTGTGTTAAACATCATTCATCAGTTGCGCTTGCGAGGTGATGAATGATGCTGACACGTAAAATGAATGTGCGTATCACCATTTTTAAAAAAGAAGGTGGGCAAAATGACGACGGCGAAGTTTTAGACAATGTCAGAACAGACATCATGAGCTGTTGGGCTGAAGTGTCTAAGACGACTGTTAAAGATTTTCGTGAGAATACGACAGGCAAACAAGCAGATAATGCAACGTTGACTAAAACGAGCGACACGAAAGTCTTTTTAATTCGATATATGCCTAAACCACCTTTTGACAATTCAATGTTCATTGATTTTAACGGGCTTGAATATAAGGTTGAAAAAATGGAAGTTGATTACGCTAACAAGGAAATGATTATGATAAGCGGGGTGCGTGTCGAATGACATCTGGACTCGATGAAATCTTATCTAATCTTACGAAATTGCAGGTTAAAGCACCTAAAACAGCAAAAGCAGCGGTAACTGAAGTTGCTGATAAATTTGAAGAACAATTGAAAACCAACACACCAGTTGAAAGCGGTGAGTTGAGAGATGACACGGCAGTCAGTGGTTTTAAAGGAGCCAGCGAAGGTATCGTTTCGAAAGAAATTGGCTATGGAAAATCAACTGGTTGGCGCGCGAAGTACCCAGATTCTGGGACGATTTACCAACGAGGACAAGAGTTTGAAGAAAAAACAATCAATCAAATGACACCCGTTGCTAAGGAAATTTTTGCAGAAAAAGTTAAGGAGGGCTTAGATTTATGATTGCCGAAACGACGGCGTACAAGCTATTAAGTAACGATGTTCAATTGAATGAGCTGTTCGACAGCTATCGTGGAGGGAAGTTTGGGGGCGGTTTTAAACAAGGAATTTTCACTTATGACATTCCAGAGAAACCAACGAACATGAAAAAGAAAGAGCTCGCTCCATTTCTGCGAATTAATACAATTTACGATGCGCCAAATGCATATGCTGACGATGGCTATATTGGCACGGAACAGCGTATTGTCATCAATTTTTGGTGTCAGACGGCTGCGCAATCAGAAGCAATTGTAAAACGCATCGATGCCATTCTAACCGAAGCGGGTTTTGAATGGTATACAGCTAACGAAACGCCTCGGTATAAAGATAACGATATTGGCTTACTGATGAACGTAAGAAAATATCGTTTTTTTGATTGGGGTAATTAAAAGAAAGAAGGAATTAATACATGGGTAAAGTAAAATTTGGTCTTAGTGGTTGTGAATATGGCGTTTTAAATAATGCTGAAAAAGTTACAGCAAGCAAACGTCTTCCAGGGCTTACAAGTGCAAAACTTGAGCTAACAAACGAACTAAAAACACTTTCAGCTGATGACGGACCATACGTTGTCGTTTCTGGTGGTATTACAGACGCTAAATTGACAATTGAAACATATGACTTGACATCTGATGCACGCAAAGATTTCTTTGGCATTACGGTTGAAAACGGTGTTGAAAAATACACTAAAGACCTTACGCCAAACGACATTGCAATCTTGTTCCGCACTAAAATGGACGACGGAAAATACGTGTGGGTTGGTCTCTTGAAAGGCAAATTCAATTTGCCTGGTTTTGAAGCGTCTACTATTGATGGTGCACCAGATCCTAAAGCCGACTCAATTGAAGGCAGCTTCGTGGCGCGTGGCGGCGAAGAAGGTACAGTTCTCTTGATTGGTCGTGAAGATGCAGATGGCTTTGACCTAGCAGCATTCAAAAAAATGGTATTTCCAACTGCGGAATAATCAACTGGCCGTATTTTGCGGCCTTTTATTTTTATGTGAGGAAAAATTATGTACGAAATTAAATTGAAAAAAGGCGGCGTTACCAAAGAATACGCAAAAGAATACATCAATGTTGAAGATAACCTTTTAGCTGTTGACCACAACGCACGTCAAAACGCTTTTATTTCAAATGATAAAGCTGCTTTCGATTCGAAACAAACACGAAAACTTAACGAAGCGTACCTTCAAATGTTCGTTGATATGTATGGCAAGCAATTCACTGTTGCTGATTTAAAAACTGCAGATGTTGAGACATTGAACGTACTTGACAAGCTTTATGTTGACGCTTTGGGTCGCGGCGAAAATAACGAAGAGGAAGATGCCGAAAAAAAGGAATAACACCAGAGCAAGCCAAGTCTAACTTGTTAAAAATGATTCAATCGCTTTTGAATAGCGGCTACACGATTCTTGATATTAAAAAAATGCAACTGTCAGATTTTGAATTAATGGTAGAAGCATTAGAACAAGAAACAGTAGCAGAAGAAACTGAGACAACGTTAGATAAGGCTTTTCCTTTCTTGTTCGGTTAGAAAGGAGGATAAATGGGAAATATAGGTAAATTGGTAGCCACTGCGACGCTTGACATAGCGCCGTTTCAAACCAACACAAAACAATTGAAAACTTACATGCGTGGCATCGACAGCTCTTTGAAAGCCGTTGAAAAATCTATTAGCGGTCAAGGAAGTAAAATCAAAGGTTTGCGTGCCGTCTATAACGAAACAGGACAAGCTTTAAAAGGCTACCAATCGCTATTAGTACAGCAATCCCAAAAATATAATGCTTTGAAGGCTGAAATAGGTGATTTCTCGACAGCGACAGCAGCTCAAAAAGACGCTCTGATTGGCGCACATACAGCGATGATGGATACCGCAGCTAAAGTAAGCGAGTTACAAGGACGTTTACAAGGCTTAGCTACTGAAATGAGTGTGTTTACTCGAATGGGCTCGGCAATGACCAATTTTGGTAACACGCTTCAAAGCGTCGGCGGTAAGATGACAGGGCTTGGGAATACCATGACGGTTGGTGTGACAGCGCCAATTGTAGCAGGAGTTGGAGCCGTCGTTAAATCTGCCATGTCCTGGGAAAGTGCGTTTGCTGGTGTTAAAAAGACCAACGATGAAGTCGTTGATTCGAACGGTAATGTGGTTTATTCGTATGCAGACCTCGAAAATGGTCTCCGTGGTTTGGCAGCACAACTGCCAGCTAGTCACGAAGAAATTGCAGGAGTGGCTGAAGCAGCTGGTCAGTTAGGTATCAAATCACAAGACGTTGTTAGCTTTACCAAAACCATGATTGATATGGGCGAGTCAACTAACTTGTCAGCTGAAGACGCAGCATCAGCAATTGCTAAAATTGCAAATATAACTGGTTTAACATCAGATGAATACCAACGTTTTGGTAGTTCTGTAGTAGCTTTGGGTAATAACTTCGCAACAACTGAATCAGACATTGTCAGCATGGCTAACCGTTTGGCGGCTTCTGGAACGCTTGCAGGTTTGACTAACCAAGAAATTTTAGGTCTTGCAACAGCGATGTCTTCTGTCGGTATCGAAGCTGAAGCTGGGGGAACTGCAATGACTCAAACCCTAGCAGCTATTGAATCTGCAGTAGCTGCGGGTGGGGAAGACCTACAAAAATTTGCTACAGTCGCTGGCGAATCTGCACAAGAATTCGCTGATAAATGGAAAAATCATCCAATCGAAGCTATCCAAGATTTCATTCGAGGTCTTGGGAAACTTGACGAAAAAGGCGAGAGTGCCACTATGGTGTTGGACGACATGCAACTTTCTGGTGTTCGTCAGTCTAACATGCTTAAATCATTAGCACTTGCCGCAGATACAATGACAGGTGCGGTTGATCTGTCAAATCGGGCATGGAGTGAAAATACGGCGCTTACTAACGAAGCAAGCACACGCTACGAAACAACTGAATCAAAACTTAGAATGTTAAAAAACCAAGTGGTCGATATGGCTATCGACTTCGGCGGTCCGTTCGTAGATGCGTTAAAAAATGGTCTCGAGGCATCTAAGCCACTCATTCAGACGTTGTCTGACATGGCCAAGAAATTCAACGAACTAAGTCCAGCTCAACAACAGCACATTATGAAGTGGCTAGCTATTTCAGCAGCTGCTGGTCCAGCGCTTTCGATTTTAGGAAAACTAACAACTGGTCTCGGCAGCATGTTTAAAGTCTTCGGTTCAGTCAATAGTGGGATTGGAAAACTTGTCGGCAAGCTCGCACCAATGGCTTCTGGCTTAACTGGTGTTGAAAGCGCAGCAGTTGGCGCTACAGGTTCCGCAAGTAATTTTGGTGGCGCAGTAGGATTGTTATCCAATCCACTGGGACTTGTTGTAGGAGGTGCAGCAGCACTTACTGGTGGGCTAGTCGTATTAGCTAATGCTAAACAACACGCTACTGAACAGGCTCAAAAATACGGAACAACGCTTTCTGGCGAAACAAAAGGTGCACTTGACCAGTTCGGAACTGCAGTAACGAACACTAAGATAGCTATGACTAACTTTGAAACCGGCGCAGTGCAGTCTGCTGATAATGTCAAGACAGCAGTGGCAGATGTGATGAAACAAATCACTGACGGCGTCGAAAAATCGAAGGCTAGAATAGACGAGCTTGCTCAAAAATTCGGTTTTACCGATGAGCAGGTAGCCGCAGCGAAAGCCAAACAAGATCAGATTGTCCAAAATTCGCAAACGATGGCTGATCAAATCACATCGATTTACGAGAAACACAATGGCGACGTTAGCAAATTGACAACTACTGAAAAGACAATTGTCGAAAGCAACATGAAACAGCTCTGTGAAGCTCGCGTGAAAGAGTTGAATCTTGGGAAGTCAAAAGAGAAAGCTGTTCTCAGCACTTTCAATGGCGAAATTGGGAAGATGACGATGGCACAGCTCAAAGACAGCTCGAAAGCTCTACAAGCTGCCATGAAAGAAGAGCAGAAAGCGTACAAAGACCAACGCAGTGATTTGAAAGAGTCGCTTGAGCAAGGCATCATCGACCAGCAAGAATATAACACTCGAATGACTGCGCTCAAAGAACAGCACAAAGCAACGATGTCTGAGTTTGGTCAAGCACTAGTTAAAATAGCGCAAGAGCAAGATGCGCAAAGTGGCCAATTTGGTGTGTACGCTGAGAAGATTCGACGTGTTCTAGCAGACTACAATATGAGCTTCGAAGAGCTTTCTCAACACGCACTCGACTCTGCAAACAAAATCGGGCAACACACTGCGATGATTGGAACATACACGTCTGACATGAGTACCGATGCGCGAAATGCCACTGATCAATGGAATGCTTTAACGCTTGACCCGTTGACTGGTGAACTAAAAACGAATGCTGTTCAAGAAGTCACAAAAGCCTTGACTGCTGAAAACGGTTGGAACAACATGGAATTCATTCTCAAGAATGCTAACGTTAATTCCAACGCTCGTGTCGAAGTTGCAGACGCCCTTCAAAAGTTGGGTGAATGGGATAAAACGACACCTGAACAAAAAGAATTGTTGTTCCGAAACGACAAAGGTTTGTTAGCTATTTATCAATCTAAAGACCAGCTCGACATTTGGAATGGCATGCCGACAAACGTCAAAGAGCTTCTTTGCGAAGACAAAAATTTTACTTCAAACGCAGAGAGAGCTAAAGAGATGCTCAACAAATGGAACAGTGCTACACCAGACCAGAAAGATTTGATAGCGCATAACAAAACGTCTGACGGTGTCAGTGCAGCTATCAGCATGATTTATAGCGTACCTGATGCCAAAAACACTAATTTGACAGCTACTGATAACACCGCTGGCAGCACATCAAGTGCCCAAAGTAAAATTAACAATGTTAATCAGAAGTCTATTCCTGGAATCTTAGCGTCTGATTTGACTGGTGGCGCCACTGGTTCTGCCCAAAGTAAAATCAATAACGTTAACCAGAAATCAGTCCCTGGAATCTTAGCATCCGATTTAACAGGTGGACCAACATCAAGTGCCAAAAACAATCTCAATAGCGTTCGAGATAAATCTGTCACAGTCACAGCGGTCGACAATGCCTCAGGCGTAATTTCCAACATCGCAAGTTGGTTAGGTTCACTAAAAGACAAAGTTGTCAATGTCGTCACACATCACACAAAAAACGAAAAAGGTACGAACTTCCACCCAGGTGGTTTAGCTCTGGTCAACGACCAAAAGGGCGGCACTTATCGAGAGTTAATTACTTTGCCTGACGGAACTAGCTTCATTCCGAAAGATCGTAACGTTATGTTACCGCTTCCTCGAGGTTCAAAAGTCTTACCTGCTGGAAAGACTAAGCAATTATTCCCTCGCTATGCGAACGGCATCGGCTTTGAGAATACTCGTGTTGCAGATGTCGCACGAAGAATCGGTAATTTGCAGTCACAAAGTGACGTGGCCGTTTTAACCGACCACAGCGATAATAGCAACATTAATCAAGCTCTTAATAAGCTTATCGAACTCGTAGCGGAAAACACAGACAGCTTAGATAAGCTGGCTGCAAGACAAATAATTATTGAAAACTACATGGATACTGAACGCGTTGGGCGTTCGGTTGCTAAGTCAGTAACTAGTGAACAAGAGCGTCAGAACTCCATTAAAAACGCAATCTATGGAAAGGGGTGGTAAAAATAGAAAAAGTATTTTTTGACGGAAAAGAATTGACACAATACATTACAGTAGCTTCCGATTTTCATCTGTGGCAAGGTGCCGATTTCGACCCGCAGTTTTCAGAAAATGAAATTCTGAGTGGTTCGGAATTCAATTATACGCGTTTTGGCACAAAGACAATACCTGTGCCGTTTTATACGTGCACTGGCTCAGTCGAAGACTATAATCAGCTACAGCGCATTTTAAAAGTCAAAAAACCTAAAGAACTCCGTTTCAGTAGTCTGCCGAATTTAACGTTTCAGGCTATTCCAAGTGGAGATTTAGACTACGATAAGATAACACGAAACGCTGGAAAAGGCACAATTAAGTTTATTATCGCAGATGGCTTAGCACATTCAAAAACAGCACGAGAGTTTGAATTTGCTAAGAACTCTGACGGCATTTGGGAAACTGAAATCGTCAACGACGGAAGCGAAGACGCATATGTCAATTACGAAATTAAGCTCAAGAAAGAATCTGGGTTCGTTGGCATTGTTAGTGAATATGGTGCTATGCAATTTGGGAAAGTTGACGAAGCAGATGGTTACACCGCACGAAAAAACGTGACCGTTTTAAGTAACCAAAAAGGCGATTTTGCCAATTGGGCAGACGGTACTGTTTGTTACGAAAACCAAAGAAAAATCGTAACAACTCAAATGACGTCAGATGCAGCGTTCGGCGGTCGTCTTGGTTTATTGCCGAGCTCCTTCAGAACGAGCGGAACATCTGGTGCCCTGCAGTATGGAGCGGTTAAGGAATACACACTAACCAATCCTATTTCTCAATGGTATATATGGGCTAGAGCTTGGTTTGAAACTGGATTGATGGGGCAAACTGGCGCTTGGTGTTTAACGGTGCTAGATGAAAGTAATCATTTAATCGCTGGCATGGCAATTGAGAAAGACGACACAGTTGGTAATACTGCAAATGTTCGATTCTTAATGGGTGACGGTTCGGGTGGTAGCCGTACGGTTAAGACGATTCCGTTTACACCTTCGTACTGGATTCCACCTAACCCGTACGGTTCAGAGGGACGTGCTACGAACTCGAATATGTTTGATTTAGTCAAAGAGAAAGACCGTGTGCAGTTCTTCTGGTATGGTGGCTATTATCCGTATTATGATTCTCGTTTGGCGAATGTCAAAGCGAAGAAAATTCAGTTTTTCGTTGGGCAGTACGCAGGGCGAAACACAACGGATAGATTAGTAACACATCACTATTTAAATGATTTTAGTTTTTATCAATTGCATGTTGATTATTGGAAAGACGTGCCAAATCGCTATCCAAGCGGTTCAACGATTGCTATTGATGGTGTAAAAGGACAAATCAAAGTCAACAATCAAATTCGTTTGGATGACGAAATTCTTGGCACGACTTATTTCAAAGTTCCGCCCGGAAGGACGAAAGTGCGGTTATTAGTTTCTAGTTTTGCCGAAGTGGCAAGTGCCACAGCAACAATACAGGAGGTTTACATTTGAGCAAGAATAATGTACGTATTGCAATTCGTGATTCAACAGACAGCCATAATGTGGCTTTTTTTGATAATAAAGCAGGAATTAAATATAAGAGTGCTAATTTGCACCGCTTTTTAGCAGGTTCAGCAAGTATTTTAACGATTAAGTACAATTCAAAAGATATTGACAGTATTCGCTCTGGCTGTAAGCTTGCTTTTCGTTATAAGAATCGTGATTATTGGCTTAATGTCATGAGCTTTGAAAAGAAAGGTTTTGAAGTCGAATTGACTGCTTATTCGCTTGGCCTTGAATTGAATAATGAAACTCGTGGCGAACATAAGCCAGCGAATGCTATGTCAATTGCTGAATATGTGGCTTATTACGACCCAGAACACGCTTTAACAATCGGCGTTAACGAAGTATCTGACAAGCGAATCAAATTGGAATGGACGGGCACAGACACGATTCTTGCACGTCTTTTTTCTGTTGCGAACAGTTTTGGCGCAGAACTTGATTTCAACGTTGAACTCAATGACGATTATTCACTTAAACGTCAAGTGTTGAATATCTATAAAAAAGGTAATCTTGGCACAAATAAGGTCAGTCAACCTGTAAGAGTTGGCAAAGAGCTTAAAGTCATCAACTACAGCGATAATATCAAAGAGTTAAGAACAGCAGTTCGAGCAACTGGTAAAGACGGCTTAACTATTGACGGTCTTAATAAAAAAATTTACGACAACAATAAAGAGCTACTCTATTACTCAAGTGGTATGACAGTCTATGCGCCACAATCTCGTGACCGCTTTCCATCTGTTGGCAAAGGCTCAAATGACAACTGGATTGTTAAAGATTTAGGTGAAACACAATATGAGACCAAAGAAGCTCTTTGGGGTTATATGTATGGAGAAATCCAAAAAATATCTGTGCCAGAAATCACCTACGAAGTTGAAGGAGCTATAGATGCTGGTATCGGCGACACGCAAACATTGATTGATGATATTCACTTTGAATCAGCGTTATATGTGCAGGCTCGGGTTTCTGAACTTGAAGATGACATCTTGACAGGCAAAGTGACAAACTCAACATTTATCAACTTTGAACGCAAATACAGTCAGATTGCAGACAGCTTATTAAAACAGGTTGAAGCACTAGCAGAGGACGCAGCGCCTTACATCGTTCGTTTATCAACTGATAATGGCTACAATTTTAAAAACGGTCAAGGTACAAGCACAATCACAGCTAAACTCGAGAAGTATAGCAAGATTGTTAATGCGAAATGGAAATGGCTTATCAATAACAGCGTTGTCAGCGAGACTTCAAGTGTTAAAATCAATGCTAGTCAAGTTAACGGTACGCTAAATGTTGTGGCAGTTGCAATTGTTGGCGGTAACGAGGCAGCTCGTGAATATATCACATTCACCAATGTCAACGATGGACCTCAAGGACCTCAAGGACCACAAGGTGACGAAGGGCCTAAAGGTGACAAGGGTGACACGGGGAATGGTATTGCTAATACTGTTATCACGTATGGTCTCAGTGTGTCCGACACCACCGAGCCAGCAACATGGTCTAGCAGCGTGCCTACTTTAGTTAAGGGTATGTATTTGTGGACACGAACCGTGATAATATATACCAACGGTGAATCTACTACAAGCTATCAAATAAGTTATATTGCTAAAGACGCTGACGCGACAGCAGCCATTGACAAAACTAAACAAGAGTTGCTAGAAAAACTTGATACGGTGCGAAATGATTCGCTTGCAGCAGTCGGAGAAGCTAAACAACAGCTCACTACTGTAGCTAACGATTTGTCTAAAGCTAAAACAGACTTGCAAAACGCAGTTAGCGAAGTCGACACGAAAGCTACAAATTTGCAGAGTGATTTGTCTAAAGCGAAACAAGATTTAACCAGTCAAGCTCAACAGTTACAAGCACAAGCCAACGCACAGTCTGAACTAACCAACCGTGTCTCATCAGTTGAAGAAACCGCAAATGGTACGAAGACGACTGTCAGTGAATTAAGCAAAACAGTAGCCCAAAATGGCAAAGACATTACAAGCGTTACTGCAAGAACTAAGATAGTTGAAGATGATTTGGCAGGAACTAAAACAACGCTATCACAAGTACAGACAACAGCTAACAGTGCTAGTCAGAAAACAGCTGCTTTAGAAACTGGGTTGAATGGGTTGAGCGCGAAGTTTGAAACTTTGAAAATCGGTAGTCGAAACTATTTCAAGGATTCAAAATCACGTAAATACTATATTGACGACAAAGGAACACAAGACGTCAGAACTTATATTGATGATGAATTTTGGCAAAATGATACTCGTTTTACTAAAGACTACGTGAGAATATCTTTTGATATCGCTTTTAATCCAGCTTTGTCAGCTGATTTCACAACGAATGTACATTTTAGTGCTAGTCCTTGGTATAACTGCGGCGGCATTACATTCAAAGGTGGCACAACCGCTTTACAACACTTTGATTTGAAGTTTGATTTGAGCGGTGCTGGTAATAGCTACAAAACGGATAATGTATTCATTCGTTTAAACAATACTCTTCCACTTAACACAGCTGTAAGTCTTGAAAACTTTAATCTCTACTTATCTGCGGTGGTTGAAGACTATAGTCAAAACGAAGCCGACATCGAACAAAAAGTAGCTGATTACAAACAGAACGCAGACCAAAATTATGCAAGTTTGCAAACGACCGTCCAAAATCTGGACGGAACAGTGACAGCCAACAAGGCAACCGCAGACCAAACAGCGCAAGGGTTTAAGACACGTATTGAATCGCTTGAAACGTATAAAGATGGCGAAACCACACGAGCTAACCAATACTTTGAGAGTGCTAAGACTGAAACAGCACGGCAATTGACTGCTGAACGTACAGCGATTGCTAAGGATTACGTTGCTAAGTCAACATATACTAGTGACGTCACTGGTCTGCGTAACGATTTAACAGCTACGACTACGACTGCGAACACGACTAAAACAAATCTTGCTAACTATCAAGCTAGCAATGATAAAGCAGTAGCTAACTTGCAAAGCAATCTGCAAACAGCGAATGGCAATATTAGCAGTTTGAAGACGAAAGTCGAAGCAGTCCCTGGTCAGATTACAAGTGCGGTGTCTGCGGTTGAAGGGAAGATACCGACAAGTATCGGCGGTAGGAATCTCTGGATTCAATCGAAAGCTACTGGTGGTTTTGTAGAAGAAACGCTACCAGACAATCACGTCACAGGTCAGAAGAAGTGTTATCGTATTCCGAACAATAAAGAATTAGCTTTTAATATAGAACCAGATTTCAGCTCTAGACTTTATCGTAAAGTCACTTTTAGCGCTTGGGTTAAATACGAGAATGTTGTTCAAGGTACGAACAACTGGAATGTATTTAACAGCTTTAAACACACACTATACCTAAAGAACAGCTCGACAGGCGCGACTTCGACTGCTAACTATCTAACGTTAGAAGGTTTTGTTGGCACATCTGATTGGAAGTATATAACATACACATACGACTATGCAGCTATCAAGTCATACGACCAGCTTAAATCTACTATTCGTTTCAACCTCGAATGGGCTAAAAGCGGTACGGCTTGGGTGACTGGTGTCAAGGTCGAAGTTGGTTCAATTCCGTCTGATTACACGCCAGCACCAGAAGACACAGTTAGCCAAATTAGCTCGCTATCCAGTCAAATTCAGCAAACCGCAGATGGCATGACGTTGCTTGCCACTAAGACAGAGCTTAACACAGCTAAATCTGACTTGCAATCTGGCATCACGACAGCGACCAATAAAGCTAATGCAGCACAAAACACAGCTAACAACAACGCTAAAACAATCAGCACACACACGACACAGATTTCAGCACTTAATACAGGTCTTTCTGCCAAAGTCTCACAGACTGATTTCAATACGTTAAGCGGTCGTGTAACAACTGCAGAAAATAACATCACAGCTAAAGCTAACGAGTTGAGCAGTAAGATTACGAGTGTCGAAGGTAAAATTCCGACAAGTGTTGGCGGGACAAATCTTTTGTTATATTCTGCAGACCCATGGAAAGCTCCAAACGATTACTATCAAAATGTTGGTGCTATCAAGACAGATGAAACATTAAATGGCTCAATCGTGTACAAGACACGCTCTGCTTGGGCTAGTTTGCGCTCGAATTGGGGTAAACATCTAATTGATAGAAAAAACGTAAAAGTTGGCGATGAGTTCACATACTCGATTTACGCTAAAACAGATCAAAGTTCAATTAGAGTCCGTTTATTTATTAGATTTTCTGGACAAATAAACGCAGAGGCTTTGACTAGTGACATCACCATAACTAATGAATGGCAGAAGTTGTCTGCTACGTTTAAAGTAACTCAAAAAATGGTAGCGAGTCAAAGTAAAGTTAGCTGGGTTGGCTTTGAGCAAACATCAAACAGCGAAGATGGAAAATTTGTTTATTACGCTTGCAATAAGCTAGAACGTGGCAACATACCAACAGACTATCAACCCGCCCCCGAAGACTACGACAGTGCCCTTGCCACAGCACAGTCTGAAATCAAGCAGACGACTGATGCGATCACCGCAAGTGTGTCCGCGTTGGATAAATCAACAGTTAAGAGTGCTAGCTTGACTATTAATACAGACGGAATCGTCATGAAAGCTGGCAAGTCAACGACTGATGTTGCTAATGCAATTGGCTCTTATTTTGCTGTTAATCAGAATGCTATCAATCTGTTTGCTGACAAGATAAAAGTTAAAGGTGACATGATTGTTGATGGTGCCATCACAAGCAACAAGATAGCCAGCCAATCGATTAATACGGCACATTTGAACGGTAAAATCATTACTGCTGACGTGATAGCCACAGGAGCGATTACAGCAAATGCCATTAAAGCAGGAGCGGTAACTACCGACAAGATGACAGCGAACAGTATCAATGGCGACCGTATCACAGCTGGCACATTAGATGCAGCCAAAATCAAAGCTGGTAGCATTACAGCTAGTCAAATTGCAAGTGGCACAATTACCAGCGCACAAATCAAAACAGGAACAATTAGTGCAGCGAATATCGCCGCAGGTGCGATTACCACAGATAAAATAGCTGCCAATTCTATTAATTCAAGCAAAATTGTATCAAGTGGTATTACAGCGAACGTTATCAAAGGAGGCGTATTACAATCGTTGAATGGCTCAACGAATTTTGAGCTTGATACTGGTAAATTGTTTTATAACAACAACAACACTGGTGTTTTTCGTATTCAAGACGGTGCGAGTACGATGGGGCTCAAGTTTTCAAATACTCCAATCTCTGTAGGTGGCACTAGTCGAATCTTATCGCGAACCATCTTAGGTGGTGACCGTCGGGAAACTACACTCGACGATGGTAAGTGGGATAAAGGTGGTTTCTCTGGCGTTGTCATTGAAACGATTAAAGGTGTCGAACCCGCTGTCAATGAACACGCTGATGCTGTGCGTGTAATCGCTGATACTATTTATTTCACACACACGTACAGCGCAGATTCGCCGACCGGTATAAGTGCACATGGGTGGAAAATGGAAACATACTCGCCTGATAGTTCATATTCAGGGAATATTGTTTTGAAACCTTACGGAGTAAATTATAGACAGTCAGATATTATTGTTGGCGACATTCGTTTGGATAATGGTGACGGTTCAGGCTACTGGATGCGAGCTACAATTAACGTGCTCAAAGCTTGTTTTGGTCACATTCTGAACGGAGGACTGTCTTCAGGTGCATTGAACGCAATAAGATCAGAACTTGACAAAATTTCCGGAACATAAAAGGGGAGAAAAAATGGATAAAATTCAAGAATTAATTCAACAGAAACTAGCGTTAGAAATTGCAAATAAAGCACTTCGGATTGCAGGTTTAGAAGCTGAGTTAGAGCAGGCAAGAGGTAAAATTGCAAATTTAGAAGCTCAGCTTGAGCCAGCGGCTGATTTGAAAGGAGGTGAGGAATAATGAGAGCATGGTACGTTGTCGGGAAATACCCAATTTATACTGATGGTAAAATCACGCACACTGAAATCACACTAGCTACTTTGTCAGGTAGTTACGGCACATTTACTGAACGTGTTGCAGGTGATCAAACTGGTAAAACTAATGATGAACTTATTGAATTAGCTCGTGATGCTTATTTCAAAACCGAATATGCTGATAAAGCTATGCCAGAGGCAGTACAAAAAGTTGATGAGATGTCTGCGACAGTCGAACAAGCTAATAAAAAACTGACTGAAGTCGAAACGGCTATTTCTAGTTTAAATACTTTGGTTAAAACTGTTACTCAAGCAGTTGAAGAAGCTAAAGAAGAAACAGCTAAAAATGTTAAGTTGGTTAAAAATGCGACTGAAAGCATTACACAGTTAATGGAAACATTGTCTTTATTAGAAATGCCAACTGAAGACGTCGAAGAAGATGGAGGACAATCAAATGAAAATTAAATGGTCTGAGAAAGCAATTGATACTTTTGGTAGATTTTACGCAGGTCAAATTTCGATGGGGTGGCTTACACTTGATGAAGTCCCTGCTCAATTTAAGGAACGTACACAGTATTATGTTGACTTAGCTAACCAAGAGCAAGAAATGCAAGAACCTTAGAATCGAGGTTGTAAGATAGATATGTGGAAACCAGAATTTTTAAGCATGATTTTAAGTGCGTCAGTCTCAGTATTGACGCTCTTTACTTTTTTTCAATCTCGCATGACTAATAGCGAACGTCGCACTACAATTCTTGAAGAAAATGCAAAACAGCGTGATAAAGAACTAGTTGAAATTAAAAAACGTTTAGATAATCACGACAAACAGAATGAAGCACTTATTCGACTAACTACCGAAATCACCAATCTGAGTGAAAAAGTCGAAAAAATCGATACTAAATTGGAGGAATTATCATGATTAATTGGAAATTACGTTTTAAAAACAAAGCTACACTTATTGCTATTGCTAGTACAGTGATTTTGTTAGCACAACAATTGGGCTTGAAACTACCAGATAACATTGAGGACGTTGTCAATACAGTTTTAACTTTGCTTGTATTGCTGGGGGTGGTCAATGACCCAACAACCGCAGGGCTAAAAGACAGTGTAACAGCTTTAACATACGATAAACCAAAGGAGGAAAATAAATGAATACAGATGCACTTATTAACTGGTTTGAATCTCGTCGTGGTAAATTAACTTACTCAATGTATGGATCACGTAATGGCTCAGATGGTACTGCAGATTGCTCTGGTTCAGTATCTCAAGCTCTTAAAGAAGCAGGTATTCCTATCAAAGGTTTACCATCAACTGTAACACTCGGTACACAACTTGCTCAAAATGGCTTTATTCGTGTATCTCGTAACACAGACTGGACTGCTCAACGTGGTGATATCGTATTGATG